ACTATGGGATTACCTTATTTCATGTATTATTATTTTTAGTTTGGTAGAGTAACCCGAAAATTTTAATTATGAACCAATTATTTTATCCTTGAAAAAATCCCACAAGTAAAACCAAGCTGCTACAACTGCGGCAGCACTTAATAGGATTGTTTTAATATAACGACTAACCACATTCATGGCTTCGTCTCTTTCAATCATTGTCATCATTCTGCGATAATCTTTCGCTCGCATCTTTACGACAATAAGTTCTTCATCCTTGAAAAGATCGTTATTTACGTCTGACATGGCAAACCCTTAACCCCTTGAAATAAAAAGAGCCACAATCAATGTGGCTCTGAGTTGTTCACCACGATATTACATGGTAAAAATAAATTGTTATTTTTATTTTTATTATGACTTCTTCTTGCGGCCACGGACAGCAGGAGCAGGGGTGGGAACTTCTTCCTTAACTTCTACTTCTTCTTCCTTGACAGCTTCGACAACTTCAGATACTTCGTCTTCAACGACTTCTGAAACTTTTTCTTCTTGAACTTCGGCAACAGGGGCTTCTACTACAGGAGCCTCAATAACAGGTTCAGAAATTACGACAGGCTCTTTAACTTCGACAACATCAAAGATTGCTGTATCCGTGTGTGGCTTATCGTAGCTCCAACCAGCATGCACTACTAGATCACGCGCGTTAACGGGTGAGTTTTCGAACATTTCGCCAGAGGGGGCGTATACTTTTACCAATTCAGACATTATCTCTTCTTTCAGGGTTTAGAAGATTAAAGTCTCATTTTATTGAGACTTTAATAATTAACCAACGATAGGAGCAAGATATGCGTCGTAGTCGAGGATTGGGGTTGTACCAGCGAGCGTGGTGTTGATACGGATGAAGGCAGCGTTAGAAACGAGCTTCTTAACTGTGTCCATATCGAGCAGGATGGTGTAAGCACCAACCGCAGTTACGCCAGCGAGCGTACCAACAACTGTGTATGAACCGCCAACTAGGTTGGAAACTTCAACAGTGAAGGTGTAGGTTTCGTCCGCAGTGGTGCGGTCGATTGTCTTAACAATGATGTTAACTGCCATAACCTGATAAGGTGTAATACCCGAGTTCCAGTAAGCAGCACCGTTGTTAAGGGAAACGCCTGTTTCAGCGGTTGACGCCGTAATCTGAGCAGCAGAAGTAGCACGAAGTGTTACAGCAGCAGCCTTGTCAACTAGAAACTTTACTTTAGAATTCATGTTAGCCATTTTAATTCTCCTAAATGGTTGTATTTAAAGTCAAGTCAGAGATTGCTCTGACTTGACTATTGTCTCTAGTTGATATTAGAGAGTTACGTTAGCGTTTGTGATGCCCCAAAGACGAGCAGCGGCGCGACCGTGTTCAACAACCATACCGACGTACCACTCAACGCGAGTACGGTAGACCGGAGCCGTGTCAAGTTCGCCAATATCCTTAACGTCAATAAAGCCGTTCTGGATACCCTTGATCTTGCCGGGGCCGATTGAAAGAACGTAGATCGAGCTAGCGGTTGAACCACCACCCGGACCAGCTTCGTTGAAGCCAACCATACGAGAACCAGATTCATCGTAATCTGCGATGAGGATCGGAAGACCGTTGTAGTAAGCAACGCGCTGACCAAATTCGTTAATGTCGAACATGAAGTCGCCACCAATGCCAGCACGAACAGCTGTTGAAAGCTTGTTACGCATAGTCTTGGACATTAGGAGGTGAGTAGGAGCATCAACACGGTCAATAGCTTCGTCAAGCGCTTCAAGAGAAAGCGGCGAGTTCGAAGAAGGAGCGGTTAGGTTAGCAGGTACAAGCTGATCGCCAGTGATACGCTTGCGAAGGCCGTCAAACTCAAGCTCAGAGTTAAGTTCAGAGTCACCGTTGATCATCTTGTTCATGATCGCGAGCGAAAGTGCCTTAACCTTCATAGCTTCTTGCTGTGAACGAACGTCAGCGCCACGAGTAGCGATAAGGAACTTATCGACGTCGAGATCACCGCCAGCGATACGAAGAGCTTCGGTGCGCTGGTTCAGGATGCCTGTTGATTCGGTGTAAGCAGCATTAACGCCACGGAAACCAACACCCGGAAGAGCGTGCTCTTCAGTATATGTGTATGAACCACCAGCAATATTTTCGAAAGGAAGAACGCGCAGTAGATCGGCGTTCATTGCGAACATTTCAACAATAGCGGAACGCTTTACGTCGCCATCGTTAAGTTTATTTGCTTCTAAAAGCGTAAGTGCCATGGGAATTCTCCTTGTAGGCCATTTTGTTGTTTTTAAAAATTCAGTTTCTTGGGCTGTAGTTTTTTAAACTTGGGGAACTTCCCTAAAGATTTTCCCCGTACACAGCCGTTACGAGGAGTTGTTTTATGTCCTGTCAAGGAGATTAGGCTTTACTTAAGAGCCTTCTTGTTTGCTAGCTCAAGGCGTTGCATCGGAGAAAGTTTATTAAGTTCTTCCCTAGTCATACCATAACCAGTCATATTACCGCCGTTAGCACCGCCGCCGTTGGATTCCTTAAAGAGGTAAGGCATCGTTTTCTGAAGAGACTTCATCCATTCTACAGGTGACATTGGCGTAGCGCCGTCCGAACCGTAAATCGTTGAGTCACCATTCTTCGGAATGATCTTTTCACCGTCTATTTTAAATACTTTGCGAGCTTCAAGAAGAATGTGAGATTCAGCTTCGGCACGAGCACCAGACTTAGGATCATGGATAGCAGAGCGAATGAAATTATCGATCTGGACGCCCTTGAGTTGTTCTGTTACCGTTTCGTACTGGTTCTTCCATGTCGAACCTTCATTCGCTAGGCGACGAAGTTCTTCTTCATGGGTCTCACGCATTTTCTTTGTACGTTCTGACAGAACTTCTTCGATCTTACCTGACTCAGAAAGTGTACCGTCGTCTACACGCTGCTTTGTGGTACGAAGTTCTTTAAGTTCAGCAACGAACTTATCTTCATCATCACCAACAACTTTGGCTAGCTTCTCTACGCGCTTGGCTAGATCGTCTTTTTCCTTAGCGAGCTTTACATTGTTCTCGCGGAATTCATCAATCTTGACTTTCGGTACTAGATTGAGAACGAACTTTCCGTCGTCGCGCTTCTTGGCTTCAGCATGTAGTTCCTCTGGAACCTGTTCAATTACGTCAAAAAGAAATTCTGGCATGTGTACATCTCCGATGTATTTTTAAGTATTTAAAATAAAAGGTCGCGCTGCAACTCTTTACCTAGACCATCTTGGCTAGGGTTTGTTTTGGCTTTAAACTTTAATAAATTAAAATTTTAGGCCTTGTCGGGATCATTAACAAGGTCAGTCAACTTTCGTTGCGCCGATCTTCGATCTTTAAAAGGTCCAATTCGAACTACGATATAGGACTCTTGTGTATCTGGATCAGTCTTTACTTCAGCTAAACCGGTTTGCTTCATTTTATGTTTCTCATTATATACTAAAAATTTAAAAAAGTCAAGAAAAAATTATTTAGTCCATTTTTTCGGTGTTTTTATTTTAACTTTTTCTAGGTATTCTTCTAAACTTTCAAGTTCAATACCAAAAAACGCATCATCTTCGTCGGGCATAGAAAGTTCGAATTCTTTGAGGAGGGAGTCAATATCATCCACATCCTCAAAGTCAGTGTCAAATTTGCTTGGTTTTCTGGCCATTGGTACTATTCTTATTTAATTTATTCTGTTGAGCCGTAAAACTTTGAGTCATTTGAAGCTGGGACTGCGCCGCGCTGCGATCCTTGGCGTTCTCTTCAACTTCTACCTTGGTAGCCGCATCTGGATAACCTTCTAGGCGGGCTTCGAAGTCTGGATCATTCGGGAACTGGTCAGGATTTTCAAGCATGTTCTTAAATTCATCAACAGTAAGTCCGTCTGGAATGATATCTGTCTTCTGAAGAATATCGAAAAGTACGTCGATAGGAATGATGCCGTCTTGATACATCATTGTGAATGCTCTAAATTCACGAGCATCGATCTGAGCAAATAGGAAGTCTTTGTTTACTTCTACCGTTGTTGCGATAGAATCAAGGTCTTCGTTCTGCCAATACATCCACCAAGAAAGAAGTCTGGTGAAGCCTTCGTTGAGAACGGTAACGACATTCAGTAGAAGAGACATTTCGTTTTTCTCTTTTACTTTGACAAGGTTATCCGATTCAGCAACGGCGGTAGACTTAGTGCCAAGCATTCTGCCACCCATGGCAGAGATGTTAGATTCTTTCTCATCTAGGGCGCGTTCCAAATAGATCAGGCCTTGGCCATTATATTCAGCAATGCCGGGAGCCTTGTCGCCTTCGTATTCCCAAACGACGTTAGGGCCGACGACATAATCGCCACCCTTATCATTTGCGCTCTTGACTTGGACGTGATAGATCGGAATGGCGGTATAGAAACGACCATGTTCTAATTGAGCCACTGAGCGATAGTGACTTAAATTCATTAGGGCGATATCTAGAAGAGGTGGCTTCTCAACCTGTGGATTATTGGACAGGGAGCCGAAGAAAACAAACGGAATGAAATCGAACGGAACGCCGAGGCGCTTTGGCTCGATAACTTCGGGAGTTTCATCTGTAACAAGTGCTAGATTAAAAAACTTGGTGCGATACACGTACTGGCGATACACACCGTCATCGTCAAGACTGAGCTTGCGGTAAACGGCTTTATAGCGCAATGAAGTGGTGCGGAGCACAGGCGCGATAGTGTCTCTGTCTTCTTCAATCTCGCGAAGCAGGACTTCCTTGAGGACGTATCGCCCATTCTTTTCAACCACGGACCAATCAAGAATGTTCTCAGCGATATAGTTTACGAAAAAAGGTGTGCCGTCTCCGTTCTTATCCATATCGAGGAGCACGCCGATGCGGCCCACGTCAAAGATTTGATTCGCTGTGTCACGGATAAACGTGTTGAGCGAAGTACCATCTTTGGAAATGGACTTGATAGACTTTTCAAATTGTTTGGGGAGGTTTTTTACTTTTGGTTCACGTCTAAAGATTGTGCCTACGAGGCCATTCGACGTGCGCTGTGTCATGTTGTAGAAATAAGCGCGATCCAAGAAGGCGGCGTATTCGTTGGGGTCTTGGGCTTCCATTCGAGGAAGGTACAGTGAGCCAGCGTCTTTTACCGCGATTTCACCAAGAATGGTGTCGCGCATCACTTGCCACTTAGATCTCCAATAATTATATTCAGGATGTGACTGAATACTTTCTTGACCTACGGCGGTTACAACCTGAAGATTTTTATCGTTAATTGCCAATGTATTAATCTTTATTATTTATTATTACATTCAGCTTATATCATATAAAAATTAAAAAGTCAAGTGAAAAATTAAAAAAGTCCAGAAAATTAATTCTGGACTTTTAAAGTTGGTGGCCCGCCTCAGATTCGAACTGAGACTGGACGCGTTCTAAGCGCGTTGCCTCTGCCTTTGGGCTAGCGGGCCAATTGGTAGTTCCTGCTAGGATCGAACTAGCGCATGCTGGAATGTAAATCCAGAGCCTTAACCGCTTGGCGAAGGAACCGTGTTAAATTTTAAATACTTAGACCTTTACCATGACGTGTAGGGACGTTATAAAAACTGATAAGAGTTTCATACATGGCTTGGACCAGATCATCACGTTCAGCCGATGGGGCGGACGCTCTAATGGTCTTCATTACTTTATTAAATTCATTTAATTCCATAACTTTTGTCCTATGTTTTTGGACCGTCTTCCTTGAGTTGAACAAGGGTATCGCGATCCACAATCGCGCGCTCTAACCAATTGAGCTAAAGACGGAAGTTTTTAATTTTTCTCTGGCTTTACGTTTATATTGCTTGGATTTCTCATTCCAAGCAAGTCGGCAAGCATCACATCTACACTTTCTGTGTCTATACATTCCCATGGTGCCGTGTTCTGGAGCGTGCTTTTCGGTATGACACTCGATACATAATAGCTGGCATTTATTTATTTCATCTATCAGAGTGTCCCAAGGATAGGACCAATTAGATGTAACATTAAATTTTTTATTGGTTGGGTCTATATGATCTACTTCTAGTGCTTCAGTAGAACCGCAGTGAACACATTTATTTCCTAAATGATTTAATAATTTTTCTTTAAATTGCTTATAGTATTTTACGTTTTTCTTCATAATATTTATATTTGGTTTGCGAGGCTAGACTCGAACTAGCAACCGCCTGATTCAAAGTCAGGTGCTCTACCATTAAGCTACTCGCAAAAATTATTAAAGCGCTAGGTAAATACCTTCACCCATGGGTTGGTACGAAGCACAAGCTGTTACGGTTAGGGTTAAACAAATAATTGTTAAAATCTTAAACATTACATTCTCTTTTTAATTTGGTGGACGTAGATGGAGTTGAACCACCAAGCCTTAAGGACCGGAGCTACAATCCGGCGGGCCTGCCAATGCCCAATACGTCCTAATTTTTAAACCTCAACGTCGGAATACTTTTCTTTCAGCTTCTTCAGTTGTTCTAATTCTTTATTCCTAGCCTTATCAGCCTTCTTCTGCGCCGCTGCTTGGCTTCTACGTTTAGCTTCAGCTTTGCGTTCCTGTTCAGCCTTTGCGGCTCGCTCAACCTCATCCCTAATGGACTTGATTGCCTGTAGCGCGCCACCTTCAGGTTCACGTACCAACACGTATTGATGGACGTTGTTATTAATCTTCTGAAGGAGGTGAAGATTTTGCTGAACGAACTGAAAATCTTCCTCAGAGATTTCTTCCCAATCTGAGATACCTTGAGTAAGGATTTGTTGGTCGTAATAATCATCCACGCTTATGTTTACATACATGAACAGTTTAACTTTTACCACGACAACCTCCTTAAAAATTGGCTCCCTTCCTCGGGATCGAACCGAGCTAATCAGTGCTTAACAGGCACGCCCATGCACCAAGCTTGGGTTGAAGGGATAATATAGTTATTATCTATTTGACAGGAAGAAAGAGCACTTCTTAAATTCTGTCAAACCAATTTCATTAATAGCTGCTGTAACAGCTGATTTGATTGCGTTGTAAACTGTTTCGTCGTCCATGTCAATGTCTCCTAACAAAAATAGAACCAGAAAGTGTGCTGCTACGCCAAATTCTCTAAGGGTCTTACGTGGCATCTAAGGGGATTCTTGTCCATACCCTCCCCAAATTAATTCAGAGGCTTCACCCAATGAACGTACCACGTAAACTGCGTAGTCTAGATATTGTTCGCGCAATACCTAAACATCTCCTTCCCCTGTTGACCTATTCAGACTGTGGACCAGAACTGACTTATTCAACTCGAAACTCTTTAAAAGATGGCTGCTCTTAGGCCAACTTCCTTAACTGGTATTCTGGCGGAAGGTGCAGAGATTCGAACCTGCGGACCCCTTTCAGGGCCTCCTCTTTAGCAAAGAGGTGGTTTAAGCCACTCACCCAACCTTCCAAACTTATGGAGACGAGAGCCAGAATCGAACTGGCGAGTATCGGATTTGCAGTCCAACGCCTAACCATTCAGCCTTCCCGTCGTCTTAGTTAAACAATCGTTTCTTTAATTCCAGCAGCCTTGGCGCGATCTTCGTCACTAAATTCCATAGCGAAACTCAAGCCACTATCTGCCGAAGCATACAAAGCACTACGGTTTGCTACTGACTTAAATGCTTGATCGTAATTACCCTTAGTCATATTCAGAGTCGAACCTGACAGAACACCTAGACCGCCGCTCTGACCAAACGCGTCAAAGTCAGCACCAATGAAGATAACGTCATAGCCCTTTGTCTTAAAATCGTCAATAGACTTTTTAGCATTATCTTTAGTAATTTCGCGGCTCGCATTTTCAAGGCCGTCAGTTACGACTACAATGGTAGCTTTCTTAGGAGCCTTGAGGTGAATGGTCTGAGCCAGAGTGCCAATAGCGTCGAACAAAGGTGTCATCCCGCGCGGCATAACTTCGTTAGCTGCAATTGGAGTCCATTCCTTGATCTTCACTTCGGAACGAATAACTTTAAAAGGTTCCTGATTGTCAAAAACGGCAACAGTGATATCACCCTTCTTAACACCATTTTCACTCAAGGCAGCGGCGTAAGCATTTACCGCGCCAATGGTTTCGGTCCAGTTAGAAGACATGGAACCGGATCGATCAATAAGAATATAAATCTTCAATTTCGTTCTTTCTATATGGCGGAAGAGGTGCGGATTCGAACCCACGGAACGCCTTTCGACGTTCGCTCGCTTTCAAGGCGAGTGCCTTAGACCACTCGGCCACCCTTCCAATTCTGTGATGGAGCACTCCGCGAGACTCGAACTCGCATTTTCGTTCCAGTTAGCTTAGTCAACGTTCGTAGCGCTGCGGCATAGGAGTGCGTGTTTTAAAAATCTTTCTTAGCGTCACGAAGCAGGATCAGTGAGGTATGATTTTCAGGTAGAAAATATTCGTACACAAGATCGATCACAACATCTTCGTCATAGTCTTTACAGCTGAAAATGTCAAGATAAAAATCGCCATCTGTTTCGCAGAAGTGGCCCGTAATGTTGGACGTTTCAATCATCTGGATAAAAGAAATGCCAGCTTTAACCGGATCATGCGTTGCGAAACGCTCGATCCAGAGCGGGCCGTACTTGATCATATCAATCTTTACAACAAGTTCGTCTACGAACTTAGCGATATGGTCCTTAGACGTGATGGCGGGGATAGCCCCCGCTCTTGCGTCGATTACGATATGCTTACCCCAATAGTCCATTTATAAATCTTCCTTGCACTCGGCCCAAGAAACTGGTTGGTTAGTGATCCATTTTTGAGTAAACGAATCGTACTTCTTTCTAAATCCACCGGGATAAGAAGTTTCAATGCCGTTCTTATGTCTTAGTTTTAGATAATGAATTGCGTGATCGGTCTTTAATTTCTCTACACCTTCTGGTGTAATTCTGTTATCATCGTCTACATCATTGATATAATATTGACAAAGATAGTCATTGTAATGGATGTTGGACCAATCGGTTAGGCCTATCACATCAATTAAATAATCTTCAAATTGCTCATCGGCTCTTTGATAATCTTCTAAAATAATGCCAAACTTAAGAGGCTGGTTCATCAACGTTAAAACCTTGACGCTTGGAACCAAAAGGATAGGTCTTGCCAAGATTTAGATAAGGCTCGTAGCGCTCATAGCGAGGCTTGGCGTAGGCAACAAATTCACCCTTAATCTGACGACCTTCGACCAGCTGATCCAGCGGGTGGACCTTGTAGCCCTTTAGCTTGGCTTCGATGCGGCGCTCCGTAGTAAGTTCAAATTCTGTAACCTTGTCATCGAAAGATTCAATAACCGACGTTGTAGCTGTTTCCAAGTTTAAATTTCCTTATTTATAATTTCTAATTGGCACGACGCCGTGGTCTCGAACCACTCTCTTCAGTTTTGGAGACTGAGGTTTTACCAGATAAACTATCGCCGCAAAGAGTTTTAGAGAAGTGCTTCAATAGCTGCTTGGACCATTTGATCCG